CTAACAGATTGGATTTTTGTTCTCGGCGGCAAGTCAAGCGGACCTGCTATACATTGCAATATAATACACATAATAACGCAACAGAAAGAAAATTATTTTTATACTAATGAATATCCAGATTTCATTTCCTCAATCATCAGTGTGTTTTGTCTAGCTTGACGCCGCACGCTGTTGCCAGCAACCAAGGCTTGCCTGAAATTTGAACCCTGTCCAAATACTGAACGGATCCTACCAATGGTTCGCCCAATTGATGGGGACGCCATTGATATCAAACCTTGTGTTGCATCCATGACTGTGGTATGCCCCAATATTGATCTAGCTGCATTCCACAACCTTTCTGGTGTGGCAAAGAAATCAGCAGCTGTTGTCAAATTTGAGGTTGAGGTTGGATCTTGACCTGTACCGCTCTGACCAACATTAATTAAACCCTCTAAGTTGATGACTCCTTCATACCATACTACTGTACCAGCTGGAAAGCCAGTACCTGCAATATAGGGAACAGAGCTAGGGATAACTGTTGTTGATAAATAAGCGGACAGAACACCTGCTGTAAAAGCAAATGAATCACTATCCTGTGGAAGAATACAAGCACGTGCACCTTTAGACCCAATACCAATTTCAGTGGATGAAATAACACCCAAGGTGGTAGGTGTGTAACCTATCATATTAGTACGAGATGTTGAAGGTAAAGTACCTGCAAACAATACACCAGGCGCTGAGGTTTCAGGAAATAAACATATAACCCTTAACCCACCTGATGTAACACGAGCCTCACTCATTTGGTTTTGTATAGCTCCTGCATTTGATGATGCCCCAGTGCTCCAGGTAGCAGTGTTAAACCCTGCATTGTTAGTGAATATGGTTTCACCAACATTTGGAGACAACATGGTAGCAAATGAACCATCTGCATTAACTGTAAAATTACCACGTATGAATGCTGAACCTAGAACAGTATTTTCAAAACAGTCATAACCTAATTTCATTGGACCGGACTCCCAAGGGTCCTCGATAGCTTCGGCGAACATACGCACAAAATGTGATTGATTGGTAACTACATTATGCGGTCGGCTTATTACTGGTCTTAAAATACGGTTTTGAGCTGATGCTGCTCTACGAACTACAGTTGATACGACTGTGGTATTAGTTTTCTTTTTGTTTTTGTTATTATTTTTCTTCGGTGGTCCTGGGTTAGTTTCAATACCTACCAATCGAGCTGCAGGTACTTCTCCCACGCAGTCAATTGTTAAAAGAGTTAAAGGTATCTCAGTTAATTTCATAACATCTAAATTTGAATAAAATCTCTCAATATTAAATCCTTGTTGAACTAGTTTGTTCCTCATGCTTACACACGCATCAATCGATAATTTATAAGTGTTATCAATTATAGCAGAGTATAATGAGGCCGTTTCATCAAAGTTTAAAGATTCGATAAATTTTACCCAAGTTTTTGAACTACAGCCAGGAATGGATGAAGGTGCTGGAATACGTTTCATGTTAGCGCTAAAAGGCTTTGACATGTTGTTTCCCATTGGTTTTCCTTTGTTTACGGATGGTTGGATCGACAAATTATTTAAAATCGACATGGGCTGTTCCAAGAAACTAACCCATTCACCCTACATAAACCTTTAGACTTTCGCATGTTTAAATCTGCACTTTTTAAACATACAATTGCCTGCAATAAAAGATTTACACGGTTCTGTTGACATTTTAGCCAATTGTTCTGCTGTATATTCCTTACGAACTTTTGGTTTGTCTGACTTAATTTCAGTTGTGGGTATTGGTTCTACAACAACACCATTAACAACAACAGGAACCTTACTACTAAATGTGATATCATAACTAGCACATAACGGCGCTTTAAGTAGTAATGAACTATCTTTAAGTTTAGTTACAAGTGCAAGCCATGCATTAAATGTGTCGAAATTGAAATCTGGTAACGACGCTTTAACACTACTAATCATCCAATTATCAGCAGAATCATTATTAGGATATTGAACTTCTTCTGGTACTAATGAATAATAAGAGGCTAATCTATTAGCATTATGATCTTTAGGCACAAGTTCAGGAAACACTGTAACTACCATTGTGGCTAATTGCCCTATAATAGGTGTGTTTCGATCTGTAAGATAATATGAATATAACTTCTCACATAATTTTTGAAGAGGAGTTACTGTGATTGGTAGACTTGGTGTAACGTGTAACTTGGACAGTTGACGACCAATATCACAAATAGAGTCAGTAGCACCATGCCACACATGTAAGCTGTAAGTCCTAGCTAAAAATGTGACACCACTTTCCCCACGTTTTACTATGTCAAGTTCTAACACTTGACCTACTTCTGAACACGTTGCAACATACACATTTGGATCTACATCTGCTGTTATGCCGTCATCGCCACCATAGATTCCGAGACCGTCCCATGCTTCTTGAGCTGATACAGGTCTTCCATCTCTGATGGTCTTACGTAAACTAACATAAGCCATAAATGCATTATCCATAGAATTAAAATCAGCAGTTTCTGGACTGCCCGATGCCCTAGTGAATCCGGTACCATATTTGACACCAAATTTTGTATAAGCACGTTGATTTTGTTGGCTCGCCATAAGCTCTGCTAATTCTTTATGATATTCTATAGCAAAGTAACGTAACATGGCAAGTTTTTCAAGTGTACGTAAAACAATAGATACACGCCCATCAAATCTTGATAAGTCCGTCATTATAGCATAAAGGGCTAATAGACAGATTGATGCGACACGTCGAGCAATTTCTATAGGAGTAATTGCAAAAGCGTACCACTTGGTTTGGCGTAGAACTTTTGTGAAAGAGTATATATAGCGTGAGTAATTGTATTTTGCAACCCCTGGTATAGTGCTAATAATACGAGGGTCAGTAATTTTACCATATGCTTCTGCCTTTTGAAAACTTTGTATTGGGGAATCATCCTTTAATGCAGCAACAAGACCTGCACGCTTAAGTATAGCACGCTGTGATGGTCGATTCTGTTTTTCATGAACAGTATCAAAATCAACAGGATGGCCAACGTGTGGTGTAGGTATCATAAAGCTTAAGAATTCTTCCATATACATTAACATCTTAGCGCTAACAGTTATATCATCAGACGGTTTAACATCATTAATACGACCATTTATAGCTGCTTGATCATTAGATTTACATTGTACAGGGGCATAACAACCGAGAATCACAGGACTCATATATGGTTTAAGACTGGGCTTAGCATCTGGATCATATTCCTTCGGATCATATTGAAAATTGAATACAGATTTATCTATTGGATAGATTACATCTGGAACTATTCCTCTTTTACAATTATGATACTCGGTCAAGATAGCTGCTTGTTCTTGTTCACAGTCTTTGAGTACAGTTTTTACACCTGCTATCGTTAAATCTGTTGATTTACTTGATCTAGCGATACTAGCTAATGCATCATCACGTTTTGCTTCAATAGTTGCACAAAGGTAGGTCTCTGGTCTCCCAGTACTACGCATCATACGTTCTTTAGTCTTAACGCTTAAACGCAAATAGGTTTTGTCGTCAACGGTTTCAGCAACTTTCATATATTCTACTTTGTCGCCTTTTAACCATGTCGGATTCCACCAAGGTGTTATGATTTGTTCAATTGGTGTTAATAAAATTAACTGATGGTCGTCATCTAAGTATCTCCGATCAACATTATAAGTGTTGACATATGTAATACCGAAACTCTTCGAGACAGCCATAACAACGTCAGTTCCATAATTCCAAACCTTATGGGAATAGTGTGCTCCGCCGCTAACGTCGTATTGTACAATATCGTTCTTATCAAACGTAAAGCAATACTCGCCTTCAGACTTAGCTACACAACTAGGTTGGAATGTAGATATCAGTACTGGTTGAAATCCATGGCACAATAGTGCTGGAATATCCATATACATATCTACGTCAACTAAACATAACAAATCTAATGGACTAGGATCAAATCTATCTTGACGGACAGACAAATCCTTAGCCCAATGATAAGATCTACAGCCCGCTCTATTGTGCCTAATATCAGCAGCAGAACGTTGTAGAAAGTACGTTTCTTTCCCGATTAATTTCGAGAAAAGGTCCATAAAACTTGATCCATTGTTACGCACTTGCGCTGCAACAGGGTGGGTATGATTACGAGCCTTTCCATTCTTAACATCAGGACATGACATAAATTGAGATCTAACAGTACATGTAGCAAATTTGTTGGACCGTTTAAATGTTAATAAGGAAATTAAAATACTTGACCAGCTACGACCGATCGGATCAAACTTATTAAATTCAAGGTACAAAGACAATGAACATGCTATGAAACACGACAATAAACAGAAATAAAACAATAAGGCTGTATAATAATCAAACCTAACTGTGTGAGTCATAATTACTTCCCACTCAGTTGTACACCTTGTCCACTCCCATTTACTACCACCTGTTAACGTGGTATGTAGAAAAACACCCTTAATCCAATTTGAAACACTTAGATCAGGGCAAACATCGGTATGTGCTAGTAATGGCACTACATCAATGCTGGTGAATAACCATAGACCTGTGACTAGTCTTTGATAAATTACACCAAATGCAATAACAATGATACTTGCAAGTATCAGACAACTCATCATGATAATATTTAGCTTAAATAAAGACATAATGATAACAATTCGTTAAAGTTTTAG